AACATTAAAGGAGGCGTTGAACTACAATGTCAGAAATAGTAAAGGCACATCAACCCTGTCCTGATTGTGGCAGTAGTGATGCATTAGCTATATACGAAGAGAATACCTATTGCTTTTCTTGTGAAGCATATCGCAAGTTAGATAGCAATGGCGAAGTTGAATCCAATATAACTTACATGGATAAAGGAAAATTTAAACCAATGGCTACAATACAAGAAAGATTTCAATCAGATCGACTACGATTTTCTCCTATTATAGATCGTAAGATTGACGTTGATACATGTAAAAAGTTTGGCGTTAAACAAGGTACAATTAATGGACAAGACTGCCATGTGTATCCTTATTATGAGAAAGATTCTAAAGAACAAATTATCAATAAGATTCGTATCGTAGATACTAAAGAGTTCTACCAAGAAGGAGAGAAGGGTAAGCGCACTGGCTTATTCGGTCAACATCTATTTGCAGAAGGTGGTAAGTTTATTACTGTAACAGAAGGTGAGTTGGATTGTCTTGCAGCTTATCAAATGATGGGTAGTAAATGGCCCATAGTTTCTGTCCGTAATGGTGCAGCGTCTGCTGTTAATGAGATTAAATATAACTTAGATTATCTTTCAACATTTCAAACAGTAGTTCTATGCTTTGATAACGATGACGCTGGACGTAAAGCTACTAAAGAGATTGCTAACTTGCTTGAACCAGGACGGTGTAAGATTATGCACCTATCCAAGAAAGATGCTTGCGAGTATCTTATGCAAGGCCAATCTCAAAAGTTTGTACAAGACTTTTGGAGTGCTAGGACTTATACACCAGAAGGTATCTTATGTGGAGAAGACATAGAAGGTGTACTCTTTACAGAAGAAAAAATTGAAAGTTATCCTTATCCTTGGGACAGTCTTAACAGTATGTCCTATGGTATGAGACAAGGAGAACTTGTACTAGTAACTGCTGGTAGTGGCATAGGTAAGTCTAGTGTTATGCGAGAGCTTGCTCACTACCTTATGAAAGATGCTGATGAAAAAGTTGGCTGTCTCTTTCTTGAGGAGTCAGTGCGTAAGACTAGCGATGGTATCTTATCTATTGAAGCTAACAAGAAGTTTCACATTCCTGCATCTGATAATAATCAGTGGGATGATGATGATCGACGGGAAGCATACCAGAATATGGACAGACTAAAGAATGCTGTATTCTGGAATCACTTTGGCTCTACTAATTTAGATAACTTACTTAGCCGTATTCGATACATGGCTAAAGGGCTAGACTGTAAATATATTATTTTAGATCACATCTCTATAGTTATATATGATTTAGGTGATGAGCGTAAAGCAATAGATACTGCTATGTTAAAGCTCAGAACTTTAGTACAAGAACTAAACATACACCTTATGGTTGTCTGTCATCTTAGCAGACCTAGTGGTGTAGGGCATGAAGAAGGTGCAAGTGTAAGTCTTAAAGAACTACGTGGCTCACACAGTCTTGCTCAACTACCTGATATGATCTTTGCTTTGGAAAGAAACAATCAAGCTGTTAATGAAGCAGAACGTAACAGAACTTTAATTAGAATATTAAAGAATAGATTTTCTGGTGAGACAGGGCCAGCTACTATGTTGGTATGGTCCAAATCTACTGGACGATTGACAGAAGTTCCTATTGATGATAATCTTCCTGAGAATGTAGACGGTATTGAGGAACTACATGATGATAGAGAATTTGATTAAGGATAAAGATATTGTTGTATTTGATATTGAAACTGACGGGCTTCTCGATACCGTTTCTACTATCTATTGTATAGTATGTAAAGAGTATCCTAGTGGTAAGATATTAACATTCAAAGGTGATGAATGTTACACAAAGTTTTTAGATTATATTAATAAAAACAAAGTGTTAGTAGGTCATAATGTTTTATCTTATGATTTACGTGTGCTAAGTAAACTATTAGGATACAAACATTCTATAAAAAATGTAATAGATACTTTGATCTTATCTCAACTATCTAATCCTATACGAGATACAGGTCATTCACTTGCTGCATGGGGAGAGAGGTTATCTTATCCTAAGATGACTCCTCCTCCCTTTACCCATTTATCAGATGAAATGGTAGAGTATTGCATCAATGATGTTGAACTTACTTATAAATTATTTGAACATCTATTAGATAAAACTAAAAAGTTTTCTGATGATAGTATAATTAGAGAACATAGATTCAGATATCTTATGGATCAACAAGAGCAGTATGGTTTCTATTTTGATATACATTATGCTACAGAATTTCTTGCAGAACTTACCGATGAGTGCATTGGTATAGAGAAAAACTTACAAGATATATTTCCACCTACAGTTATAGAATTAAAAACTAAAACAAAGTATATCCCATTTAATCCAGCATCCAGGAAACAAATAGCTGAACGTCTAATGGAGAAAGGATGGGAACCTAAACAAAAAACAGACAAAGGAAATATAATAGTAAATGAAATAGTTCTTGAGTCTGTGGATATACCAGAAGCTCAAACCATTAAGCATTACCTGTTACTACAAAAAAGAATATCACAAATAAAATCTTGGATTAAATTTTGTACAGAAGATACATCTAGGATACATGGTAGAGTTTTAACACTAGGAACTATCTCTAATAGATGTAGTCATAACGAACCTAACGTAGCACAAACCCCTGCTACATATTCTCCTTATGGAAAAGAATGTAGAACATGTTGGACTATAGAAAACAAAAATGACTATAGACTGCTTGGATGTGATGCTTCACAATTAGAGTTAAGAATACTTGCTCATTATATGAAAGATGAAAACTATATAAACGAAATTCTACATGGAGATATCCATACTGCTAACCAGAAAATGGCTGGACTACCTACTAGAGATGCTGCAAAAACTTTTATTTATGCTTTAATTTATGGTGCTGGTCCTGCTAAGATAGCTAGTATTATAGGTACAAAGTCAACAGCAAAGGGTGCGGCAATCCGAAAGAAATTTCTTGCCAACGTCCCGTCGATTGACAGGTTGTTGACAAGCGTGACCGACTGTGCTACAAGAACGAACAAGCTGCGCGGCTTAGACGGTAGATATTTTAGAGTTCGTAGCTTACACGCCTCGCTTAATGTTTTAATTCAAGGGGGTGGAGCAATAGTTTGTAAAGAATGGTTAATACAAATTATTAAATTGATACAACAAAAAGGAATAGATGCTAAACCTGTTGCTAATATACACGATGAAATTCAGTTTGAAGTACACAAAGATCAAGCTGAGTTACTAGGACAGGTTACAAAGCAAGCTATGAAGAATGTAGAATCTATTTTAAATGTTAATTGTCCACTTGACAGTGATTATAAGATAGGTTATACATGGGCTGAGACACACTAATGAGGATACATAATGGCTAAACGAACGAATCAAGACAGACTACTAGCAGCATTACAGAAACGTATGCGAGTTACTCGTAAGACTGCTATTGAGAATGGGTGGTGCGAGAATCTCACCGCTACTGTATCTGATCTACGTAAGAAAGGATACAACATAGAAGCTAGGACAAACCGTACAGAAGATGGTAAGTCTTATACTAGATACAGCTTGGTTAAAGATATTGAATTTAATCAAGTTGCTTAAACTTAATCTTAAAACTTTTTTATTGTAAGGAGAACAGCTATGGCTGTACTAAAAGGAAAAGCCCATTGGGCAAAAGTAGATCGTGCCGTTAACCCCTTTGACCCTAGCAAACCTCGCTGGTCTATTGATGTTCAACTTGTTGACCCTGATAGTGTCAAGATGATTGAAGAGATGGGTGTTCCCATCAAAAATAAAGACGATGAGAGAGGAGATTTTGTCACTCTCCAAAAAGACCAGTTCCTTACTAATGGACAGGAACTACCTAAACCTCGTGTCATTGACTCAAAAAAGAATGACATCTCTGGAACTTTGATTGGTAACGGTTCTATGGTTAAGGTGTCCTTCTATCCAAAGGAATGGAAGTATGCTAATCGGTCAGGTGTACGTGCCGTGCTTAAAGACGTACAGGTTTTAGAACTTGTGGAGTATATCCCCAAGGACGAGTTTGATGAAGAAGATGGTTACGTAGCCTCCGACGTAGTTGCTTCTGATCAAACAAAGACTAACAGTAGTGCATCAAGTGATCTTGAATTTGACTAACTGTTAGAAGGATGCTGAGAGAACTATCATGGGTAAATTAGATAATTTAGTTTCAGATATCGCTTCCATCTTTAAGGAGTCTTCCTGTCCTTCTGAAGATGACCTGAAACAATTTGCCGATGATGTTCTCTCAGTTATTCGTAAGTCTTTTGAACCTCGTGTTGTTGATCCTAATGAAGCACTACGTTTTTCTAGTATAGGTAAACCCGATAGGCAATTATGGTATAGCTATAATAAACCAGAGATTGCAGAAGAACTTCATTTATCTACTAGAATTAAGTTTATGTATGGAGATTTAATAGAACAGCTACTTGTATTGCTGGTTAAAACAGCAGGGTATAAAGTTACAGATCAACAAAAAAAGATAATTAATAATGGAGTAGTTGGACATACTGATGGCAAGATCAATGGCGTGGTTGTAGATTATAAATCTGCTTCTCCTCATTCGTTTAATAAATTTAAAAATGGTTCTATATTTTCTGATGATCCATTTGGTTATGTTGCTCAACTGTCAGGCTATGCAGAAGGAGATGATGAAGCTGCTTGGGTAGTAGCTAATAAAGTTACAGGACATATTCATGTTCTTACTCTCGACTCACTTGAAATGATAGACTTTAATGAACGCATTAATCACGTAAAAGATTTTATAGAAAAAGATACTCCACCTTCTAAATGTTACTCTGATAAGCCAGAAGGTAAATCAGGTAACAGAGTATTAGCCATAGGTTGTATGTATTGTGACTATAAAAAAGATTGTTGGAAAGATGCTAATGATGGACAGGGACTACGCAAGTTTAAGTATAGTAACGGTCCTAAGTTCTTTACTAAGATTGTTAAAGAACCTCAAACACAAGAGATGTCTTTATGAATATTAAATTCAGAAGTAATGCTGAAGAGTTATTTGCTGATAGTTTAAAAGACAAAGGAGTTAGTTATGAATTTGAAAACTTTCAGCTACCTTATGTTATTACTAAGCATTATTACCCTGATTTTTATCTTCCTGATTATGGTTTTTTTATAGAGTACAAAGGTTATTTTAAACCAGCAGATAGAGGCAAACATCTATTGATAAAGAAACAACATCCATCAATAGATATTAGATTTGTTTTTCAAAATGCTAACAACAGGCTTAGTAAAAAGTCTAGAACAACTTATGGAAGTTGGTGCGATAAGCACGAATTTTTATGGGCAGAAGGCTCTATACCAAAAAAATGGCTACGAAAAAAGAAACGCAACCAACACTAATTAGTATTAAAAATAAATACGTTAGCAGTAATTCATTACTCAATGAATATTTTTCTTCTGTTACTAGTGTTAGTAGTGTTATCCTTAATCCTATAGAGGATGAAAAAACTGAATCCTCGCCCGAAAGACTATTGTTCTTAGCTGTAATATATCAAGCTATCCTTGATGCAAGCAGAGAAGAACTTCCCAATGAATCTGATCTTATTAAACGCCAACGCAAAGAAGCATTGAGTTGGTTTTTTAATGACAAATATATTGACGATCTTGATGAGGTATGCTATTTAGCAGGGATTAACTCTAGATGGTTAGTTAAGATTGTTAAACAAATTGTTGACGGTGATGTTAACTTTAACCGTAAACGAATTAATGTTCTTATAAACACAATAAGCGAGTAAAACTATGGAATGCTATAATGAGCAACTCTTCACAGATGATGAAGAGTGGGCAGAACCTTTTTCTTTTAATTTTGATAAGATATTAATTGATGTATCTAAAGAAGATAAAAAAGATTCTGGTTGTTCAGTAAATTCTCCTTCACATTACAATCAAACTGGTATAGAATGTATTGATGCTATCGAAGCAGCAACAGGAGAAGGGTTTGAGTATTACCTACAAGGTAACATTATAAAATATTTATGGAGATACAGATATAAAAACAAAACAGAAGATTTAAAGAAAGCACAATGGTATTTAGCTAAACTAATTTATATTAAGGAGGAACTATGTACGGACCAATAGTAAAAGCATGTAATGATCTTCATGCAAAAAAATACAGACTAGCTAATGAAAGTTTTGAAGAAGCCATGCACAGAGTTGGCTTTGCTTTATCGGATAATGAAGATCATTTTGATTCTTTAAAACGTATTCTATTGGATATGCGATTTATGCCAGCAGGACGTATTCAATCAGCAATGGGGAGTCCAAAAAATGTTACAGCCTATAATTGTTTTGTATCAGGAACCATTGAAGATTCTATGGAAAGCATCATGGAACGTGCCACTCAAGCTGCTGAGACTATGCGAAGGGGTGGTGGTATCGGCTATGACTTTAGCCGTATTCGTCCTGCTGGTGATCGTATCGTATCCCTTGATTCTAATGCTTCTGGCCCTGTATCTTTTATGCATATCTTTGATGCTGTATGTCAGACGATTGTTTCGGCAGGACATAGACGGGGAGCAATGATGGGTGTGCTACGTGTAGACCATCCAGATATTGAGGAGTTTATACGTGCAAAACAAAATGATAATGCTCTTACTAATTTTAATATTTCTGTTGGTGTAACAGATGAGTTTATGGATTGTGTTGTAAATCAAAAAGATTTTAAACTACAATTTAATGGACAGACATATAAACATATAGATGCCTCTGCTCTTTGGGATGAAATTATGAGAGCTAATTGGGATTGGGCTGAACCTGGAGTTTTATTTATTGATCGTATTAATGAAGATAATCCTCTTGGGTATTGTGAAACTATAGAAGCAACTAATCCTTGTGGAGAACAACCCCTTCCCCCATTTGGCGCATGCCTTCTTGGAAGTTTTAATTTAGTCAAGTACACACATATTGCTAGAGTTGGTAGTAATATTAAATATGTTTTTGATTATGATCAACTAACAAGAGATGTACCTATTATAGTACGAGCAATGGATAATGTTATTGATCGTACTCAGTATCCTTTAGCTGAACAGAAGAAAGAAGCTCAAGCAAAAAGACGTATGGGTTTAGGAGTTACCGGATTAGGTAATGCACTAGGCTTGATGGAACTATCGTATGGTGAGAAAGGAAGTAAGGACTTCTTACGAAAAGTTCTTAAAGCAATTTGTTATACAGCTTATAAGGCAAGTTCTGATATAGCTAAAGAGAAAGGTTCTTTCCCTCTATTTAATAAAGATGAATATATAGAGTCTGGGTTTGTATCTAGATTACCCTCAGAGATTAAAGAATCTATAATGAAAAATGGTATGCGTAATAGTCACCTTATGTCTATTGCACCTACTGGAACCATTAGCTTTTGTGCTGATAATATATCTAGTGGACTAGAGCCTGTATTTGCTCACGAGCTAGACCGTACCGTCATAACAGAAGAAGGTCCAACTATAGTTAAACTAAAAGATTATGTTTGGAATAACTATGATATGAAATGTGAGACTACTGATAGTCTTACAGTCGATCAACATCTTGATATGCAGATAACAGCACAACCATTTATTGATAGTGCTATATCTAAAACTATTAATGTTGGTGATCAAGTTACCTTTGAAGAGTTTAAAAAGATATATACAAATGCTTGGAAAGGTAAACTAAAAGGAGTTACTACCTTCCGCTTGGCAGGTAAACGCTACGGTATTCTTAATAAGGTAGATGCTCCTACCAAAGATGAACAAGGAGCCGCTTGCTTTTATGACCCAGAGACAGGAAAGAAGGAGTGTGATCTTTAAATATAAAGTTGGTCTTGGAGCTATGTTTAGTTTGTTTTTGTACTTTGTATATCTTATTACTTCTTCATAACTTTTGACATAGCTCTATTTCCAAACCAGAATGAAAGTACAGCAGCAAATAGTCCTTGTGTATTTTCATTCCAAATTTTATCAACCATATCAGGCTCGACAAGACTGAAGATAACAGAAACTTCAACTCCAATAAACATAAAGAAAAAGAAGTATGTTATTACAGGTCTAACTGATGAGCGTAATGCGGATATAAAACTATTATCTGTAGTTAAAGTCTGATCATGTTTATATAAAGATTTTAGTTCTTGTATCTCAGCTTTTAAATCTAATTCTTTTAATTTATTAGCTGTCATTACCTCTGCGTATTTAGCTTTAGCTTCATACAATTCTAGTTCAAATTTATGGTCTTGTTGCTTACGAAAGTATCCGACAACTTCTGGCACAACACCAGAGGCAAAGCCAAGCACTGATCCTAAAAGTGATATCATTCTATGTTCTCCTCTTCATGGTACATCTCTAATATGTGATTCCGATATAAAGACATAGTAGTATATAATCTACTAATAGATACGGAACCCATAAGATAATTATTTGTGTTACCCAATTCATCGAATGTCATAACCATTGCCCCTGTCATAAGAGGATTGTTACGAACTATCTCAAGCACATCGTCTAGATTTTTTACAACGTAGTTATGAATACTTTCAACATCCGTTGGGTCTAGTTCTTCATCCTCTTGCATAGTCTTGATATTTCTAACAAAAGGAATAACATTATCTACTGGTTCATCCATTATATTTATTCACCATATAGAGCTTTAAAGTTAGGTTTGATTTCATATGTTGATCCTCTAAATAAAGAAGGTGCTACACCTGTACCATAAACATATATATCCATATCAACCTGATCTTCTCTGGCTAACAGAGCCTCAAAGTCTTGAGCCAATGCAAGCAGTTCACCTGTGGTATAAAAGATATCTTCTTCTTTTGTTTCAGGATTCATAATCCCAATCTTTAACCACTTCTTTTTACCATACATATCTGTTTCTTCTAGGTCTTCTGGTACACCAGGATGTGCACAATCCATACCAAAGATATGAAACTCCCTAAACCCTAGAGTATGTCCGATACCTATTGTACGCATAGCAGAACATGTACCACCTGTAATTAACTGTTGTGATTCAAGTTCTTCCATCTCAGTTAATGCACTGGTATAGGCATGCCATCCAATAATATTAGCATCTTTTTCTTTAAGGTATTTAGTTACCTCTACGTTAGTCATGCTTGCTACAAGATAACGTACATCAGGATGAGGATTAGCTAGTAGTTCCTTTCGGACGATACCATGCGTAGATACCCCCTCAAATGGTCTAGGATCAAGTATAACACATGCCCAAGGGATAATGCCATTCTCTATAAGGGTATTATGAGAATGCTTCACACAGAAGATTTTAGCACCTCCCTTTTGTAGTTCTCTTATCTTATCTAAATTATCTTCAAGAGAAGGACCAGCAGAAGCAAGGACAAGTTTTCCATGATGCCAATGACATCTCTCCACCATCTTACCATCAAACATCTCCACATTTTCTCGTACATTATTTTGTATATTATCTGGTGGTACGCAATCACGAGGAGATACTTGAACAGGAACCTTATGTGTATCTGGTGGATTGGGTAGGCTTGTGTCGTTAAGGATAACAGCAAGGTTAACAAAACCCCCACCAGCTACTCTGTCATTTGTAGAAATAATTAGCCTACGTTGTTCACCTGTTCTGTCAGTGCCGCCAAGATTATCATTATAGATATCATTAACACCCATAAAGTTTTTATCAGGAAGTTGTCCTTTTTCGTCTTGTGTATAGTAGTCATCCATAACAATAACAGGAATATCTTTACACATTTCATAATCATGTTTAACTGTTTCTATGGAATGTCCACCATCAATAAACACAATGTCAGGTTTTATATTATATGTGTTACACAATGCAGGGTCTTTCAAAATTTTTAACTTTTCTTTTGAATCTCCCTTCATTAAATAATACGTTAACTCTTTGTTTTCTTTAGCATATTCATTAGCTAACTGAAGCAGCTTCAACTCTACAGATTTTTTTGTGTAATGTTTTTTTACATTAAATTCTTTTTCATCTGTCTCAGCATTAGCATCTTCAAACAAATCAATACCAGTGTAGTGAACTTTATCACTAGCTTCAAAAGCAGAATGGATCATGGCACAAGCTGTATCACCGTTCCATGTACCAATCTCTAAGATGTTCTTTCTCTCGTAATGTTTTACCATAGCGCATAGATCAATATACCTACGAGCTTTGAAGTTAGGACCAGCACCAGCAGCGTATTTCTTATTACCTTTTAGATGAACTATATGATGACCCAATGGACACATATCAAATGCATCTAGGTCTTCACATTCTTCTGTAAGGTTCTGTGTCACCATCCCATGTGCTTCATGGATAATACGAATACGATCAAATACAAAGTTATCAGCAAAGCATTGAAGTTTTAATACTTCATCACTATTGTAATAATTAATATAATCAGTCATGAATACTTCAGTTACATTTGTTTTGAAGTTAAAACCAATTAAAGAAGAACATGTAGCATAAGCATTCTTTCTGCCTAAGAAAGTTACATCAGCTTCATCATTAAAAGTTTTATTTAAAAGTTCTAGTGTAATAGGTTCATAGGTTACACTATCTGCGTCTAACCATATCAACCATTGAGCATCACCACCGTCCCTATCTAACAGATAGTTCATAGCCATAGATTGAGCGTAGACCTTATGACTAAACTTTACAGCATCTTGGTGGAAGTTATAGGAGTTATCACCAGCCTTACCATTAAACTGTTTGTTCCTTTCTTTAAACTCAAGAAGTCTTTCATTGTCTAACAGGTCAAAGTATTTGATGTTATCAGCTTGAGGGGCATCATCAGGAAGAGGATACCCGTCACAGTAACACAGTAGCTGTATATCTTTAGGCCAGTATTCTATGAAGCTATTTAAAAACTTTTCTCCATAGGTATCCCATAGACTAACGGGAAAGGAAGTAACGACTGTATATTTTTTATTCATCTTATTGTTCCATTAAGTTATTCAATATAAAGTTCTTTGGCACAGTCTCTAGATAATCTATCCAAACACTTGCATAGTCTTCATCTTTGTATTCCTCAAACCAAGGTCCACCTTTTGTATAGTGGATAGCTTTAGGTTTAGCTGTAGTAGATGTAACCCCTGGTACAAAGTTCCACTCCTCTGGTAAAGTTCCAATCTTATTATTGGAAGTCCATTTAAATTTATGGAGATGAGAACCATAGGAATTATTAACAGTAATATGATCTAGCTTTTGTACATCAGGGTGACTCAAGTTAAATAACATAAGCGAAGACCATAGCTTCTTTGTATACCTAGTCTGGATAACATTATCCATTTTAAGTTTCTCATCTTGAGAAGGTATCCAATTAAATTTAACACACATAACCGCATATTTGTCATCAGCTAAGTCAAACAACTTATTAACATCATCCAAGAAAACAACATCACCATCAATAAACATAGCCCAACCATCTTTTTGTTCTTCTCGACAAATTTCAGGAACAAGAAAACGGCTAAAGGAAAACTCAGTAGAGAAAGGTTTGCTATCTATAGTATCAAAGTACTGACCTGTCTCTGATATAAATGCTTTACGATAATAAAGTTTACGTGCTTGTAAAACTTTTTTATTAAGAAAATCAACAGAGATATCTTTTGATGAAGAAAGATTATTAAGTAGACTATACTTACAAACAATCGAAGCAATAGCCTCACGAGGATCGTAGCCTATGAATACGTGTCTATTAGTCATGGGAATATATAACCAGTTAATGTTAAAACAGTACGGTTATACTAAAGGAGGGATGTTAGCTATGCAAATTAATTGTTTAAACTTTTTAACAGTTGTTGTCTAGCTAACTTACGGGTAGTTGATAAGGCAACGCGAGGATCAGCTTGCCCAAACATCTCA